GCCCATAGCGCCGGCGAGTGCAGATGATTCCAGCTTGCCCTGTTCAACAGCTGTGCGCAGGATCGAGGTCGCTTTGCCGGCAGATAGAACAGCGGGGCCGTATGCGTTCATGGCCGAGGTCGAAAGGTCAGCGATTGTGTTCACATCGCCCAGCCCGATTGCCGCGCCCTTCAGCGATGCTTCCAGGGTATCCATTGCATCGCTGCCCCGCAAACCTGCGGAGGTTATGAAGAACATTGCGTCAGCGGCTTCAGAGGCGCTCTTGCCGTACTGCGAGGCGAGCGACTTGATCTGATCGCTCATGCCATCAACTTCATCGTTGGTCAAACCAACGAGTGAAACCATCTTGGTCATGGCGGTGTCAAAGTCCATCGCCATCTTTGTGGCTGCAACACCAATCCCAACAATGGGGAGCGTTAAGCCAAGCGTCATTGTTTTCCCGGCGCGAGACATTGTTGCGCCGGCAGCCTGCATTTTCTTTCCAAGGTTGGTGAACTTGCTACCCATAGGGGCTATTTGCTTTTCAAGCTTGGCAAGTTCGCGCTTGGCTTTGGCGATGCCCTTGCCATCAAAAGATGATCCAACGAGCAGGTTAATCGAATTCTTAGCCACTGACTAACCCCTTCCTAATTCATCCATGAATCTAAACGTGACTGTGTTTCGCGCGCTGCTGTGTCCAGCAAACTACTGATCCGCGCCTTGGCATTAGATTCGCTGAGCGATTCCTGCGCACCCCAAATGAATCTCGTTTTGGGCTTACCGTTTTGTTTGATCACTTCGCGGCTGAACTGTGAGCCGGCCTTCTTGCCTTTTCCAATCGTCTGGAAAATGACCCCAGGGGTGTTCCCTGATGTAATCAAGCCGCGAACACTCGCGTTCTTTGTTGCGGTCGCAGCGCTTCGCCTCACCGTTGTCTTGATACTTCCGCGCACTTCATTGCCGTTGAAGTCAACTGCCTCACCGCCTCGGCGGTTCCAGTTGCCCCATCCACCTCGCCCAGACAGCGACACAATCGCCATTGGTGGTGTGCGCCTAATCGCAGACTGCTGTCCTTCGGAAACAATCTCCCGAACGCCTTTGGTTATTTGGGCGTAAGCCTTTTTATCAAAGAATGCAAGTGCGCTGAGCACATTGGCGGTGCCTTCAACCTTTATAATCATTTCCTTGAAGCCTTCCGTTCCTCAACCATGCGCCACCGCAGGTAGCGCTCCATAGTTGAAATCATGCGCGGTGATTCTGCAATCACGGCAGATGGTGAAATGGAAAACTCGTAAGCCAAATGGATTATTCGGAAGTGGGCGCTGTCTTGTCCAAAGGGACTATTTCGCCCTCATCTTCATCGAACCCAACTGAATCGATCTTGAGCAGCCATTCATCAAACGTGCCGGCTTTTGGATCAGACCGATTCAATGCGTGCCACGCTAGGAAGCAGGCGTCAGTGAAGCGGAATTCATCAGCGAGTCGTGCGGCTGAGCGATTGTATTTCGACTCAAACCCAACGATGTCAACCGCCAAAACCTTAGCTTCGGCGGTTGACCCGTCAGCGTATTCAACTGTTAGATTCATTTTCATGGCAACAATCCTCTCTTATTGTTGGTCAGGAATTAAGCTGTGGCGCGAGTGACTGCACCAGTGATCGGGAACGAAACCGACACTGTTGCAAGATCGCCAACTGCGCTATCCAGAGGCGAGTAGGAAGCAACGAGAACGTCAAACGAGTATGACGGATTCGTTGCGCTAACATCTGCCGTTCCACCTGGGCGAACGCTCACCGTTGCGGTGGCACCGAGCAATGGCCACAGCAGCGCGTCAACGCCGCCTGCACCAAAGTCCTGGTGGAATTCAAAGTCAACGCTGCCGCCCTTTAATCCACCGATCCGTGTTCTCCAGCCATCTGTTCCGAAACTGGTGGTCTCGACATCATCAGCCTCTAGTGCGATTGTTGCGCTGGCAGTGCTGGTTGTCACGGTGCTTCCACCGACAACAACAATTGGGTCTTTCACAACGTACTTTGCCATGATTTTGAACCTTTCTTTTTAAGCGAATACGGCAACGCGAAATTCGGCTGCCAGGTATGTGGTGTCTGCAATAACTAGGTCTCCATAGTTTCGGAGATCTACAACTCTCAGGTCACTGCAAGCGCCTGAGAGAGTTCTGTTGGATTCAATTGCTGTCTTGATACTGCCTGCACCAGTAGGGGCGCAGTATGCGTCAAGTTTGTTTTGGGCGCTGCGCTCACTGGCGCGCCCGACAATGCACAGCACTGTGAATTGGTATGTGTCCAAGCCTCGCCCCATCGCTGTATCAAACGAAATTGATTCAGGTGCGACAATCGCAATGGGCGGGTTGGGGTTTTCCATCATCAGGGCCGATGTACGCAGCCCAGAGATTGTGGCAAGGTTCGCTGAAATTCCGTCCCTGATCGCGCCGACTGTTGTCATGCCAGCCCCACCACATCTTTGCGATACGGGGCAAGCATTGCTTGAACGTCAGGGTCAAACTTGCGCACCATGATCACGCCAATATCGCCGAAGCCTGCTGCACCGAGCGGGCTTTGGTAGCGCTTGAAATTCCTGGAGGCTGTCAAAATGCACGCCTGCTCAATCGGCTTTGGCACTGTTAGCCCGAAGCCAAACTGTGCAGTCACCTTCACCGCTGTCTCGCCGCTTGATGCGACCGGGAAAAGATAGTCACCGACAGCAACCAGCCTGCTGATTGGGAAACTTAGCCCAGAGCTTGTGCGGTTCAGCGGCTCCAGCTGCACATCAGTAGTGGCCCAGGTTTCATCATAAACCCCGTCAATACTGCTGGACGTTTTCACCGCAATGGCTGTGCCTGCAACGTCATCAATCGTGCAAGCCCTTGTGCTATCTGCCGAGTAGTATCTGTCCTCAGAACTCGTTGCATAGAAATGGCGCTGGCAATGTCCATCGATCAGCCGTGAACTGGATTCAATAGCAATCTCAATCATGGTGTCATCCACGGCATCTGAGATTTCCAGCGCTGACTTGACTGTGGATAGTGTGGCGTAGCCGTTCACAATCGCCATGTGTTAATCCTTTGCTAGTTCGTTAAGTAGTGGCCGCCACATTTCGGCGTAAACTTTCTCTGCGTCATAGTTGTCAACAACAAACTTGCGCGCAGCCTTTGACGGCTTGCCTGTTCGCTGCTCGTAAGACTCATTGAGAGCGTCAACGATTCCCGCAACGCTTGGCGTTTGGAACCATGCAGATTGCATTGAGTCCCACAACGGTTGCCCGGCCACCCTCCAGCCATGCCCAACCAATTCAGTCTGTGCAGAAAAGTTTGAAGCGATCACAGGGACACCGCACGCCTGCGCATCAATCACCGTGATCCCGAAGCCCTCGCCTAGGGTCGGGGAAAGTAGAACATCCATGCCGGAATAAATCACGGCAAGGAATTCGTCAGGGATACTTTTGTGCATCTGGTACTGATTCACAAAGTTGAACTGATCTTCACGCAAGCCAACAGACTTGATCAAGTCATCAAAGTTGATCCCGCCCATGCCGCCGTTGCGCTCGGTGTGCAGATACAGGAACGCATCAGGTTTATCAGCTGCAAAGATTGTGAATGCCATCAACTGCTCAGCAAAGGCTTTTCGTACCGGCGTGACACCTTTGTTGCAATTGGCGATCCCCACAACGAATGAGTTCTTTGGCGCTTTCATTAGCTCGCGCCCAGACCTCACACCGTTGACCGTCAGAATGTTTTGTGATGGCTTGAAAACTTTAGTGTTGATCGCGTGCGGAATGTAGTCACAATCAATATCCTGGGCGCGGAGTTGCTCGGCACCGAACTTCGACATTGCGATGGGGCGCACATTCTCGCGTTGCAGGAACTTCGCAACCTTTGGGGGTGCTGGGCTGTGATCAATCGGCACCCATGAGACAACAGGCATGTCATCCCAGCGGGGGTGATCAAATGGCCAGACATCATACAGAGTGAAAACTAGGGGCTTGCCGTCCGGGAATTCTCTGCTGTGTTCCTGAAAGTACGGATAGATAACTTCATTTGAATAAGGATCTAATCCCTTCGGATAAACCTTCATTCCTTCAAACTCTGTGACCGTTGCTTCCAGCCCATAGTTCGCGGCAATCGCAACGTGGTGGCCGTCAGCTGCCATGCGGCTTGTGACCTGTGCGGTTTGTGTTCCATAACCTGTGGTGGCCCAGGGCGCGTTACTGACCCAGAGCGCTGAAAGTTTCTTCACGGTGTCCCCTCGATCACGGTTAATTTGTTGTGGTGACCAGTGGGCGCTGCTGCCACGAATCAGCAACGCCCACTGGAGTTTGCGCTAACGCTTAAGCAGCGTTACCAATAAAGTGCTTGACAGCTGTTGACTGACCGAGATCGCCCCACATGCGTAGGGTGACGCGGAAGCCAACTTCATCAGATGCGAAGTAGGCATCATCACTGCGAGCAATTTCAATGCCACCGACTTGGCGCACATGGTAGGAACTGAACGCACCGAACAGAACCGACTTGGCAGATGTTGCGGTTGCAACCATGTCTGGGTTCTCCAGCACTGCGTAGCCAGCGAATGAATCTGGTGTGCCGACCTGAGCCGCAGGGACGTACAGGTATTGGCCTGCGGTGTCCTTGAGCTTGCGAAGTGCGCCGAGGCTTGAACGCTTCATCATAAATGCAGCGCCCTGGCGAACGTAGTCAGAATCAACCGAGTGCGCGAGGTCAATCAAGTTGTCAGCAGTGAACGCGCCGCTAACGGCGCTTCCACCAGTAACACCAAGACCCGAAGCAGTAACAACACCATTGGCCTGGACTGTGCCAGTTCCGATGGTAAGCAGTGAGTTGGCTTTGATACCAACAGACTTGCCAAGTGCTCCAGCGAGGTAGTTCACAATGTCAATGCCAGAGTCAGTGAGCAACTCGCGGCTGACCTTGGTCAGCACAGCAATCTTTTGTGATTTCAGAGTGATGTTGCTGAACGTTGGATCAAGTGCGCTGATCGTGGTTGCTTCAGCAATCGCAGTGGCTGCTGGCCGTGTTGCTTCAACAGGAACCTTGATATCTTCACCGGATGCGGTGTTCAGCTGCGTGACAATGTTGGTGTCAAGCATTGGGCCTTGGTACTGCATCTTCTCTTGCAGGATGTCGTAGAACGACTGTGGAACAACTGCTGAGTCATCGCTTGTGTTCAATGCGCGACGCTCAAAAGTTGCGGTGCGAATCTCGCCCGAGGCAAGTGCCCGGACAACATCGAAGTCACTTGGATCACGCAGTGCGCGATCTTCACGAACCTCTGGAGCGATTGCAACAGCTGCTTCAATGTCGGCAGCGCGTGAAGCGGCACCCTGAAGGTCAGTGATGCGCTGTGAGCGTGAATCAATATCTTCATTGATCCGGCCAAATGTTTGTTCTTCTTCTGCGGTGAGGTCGCGTGACTCAGCGGCTGCGCCGTCAAGTAGTGCCTTGGCAGCGTGCCAAGCAGTTTTGCGAGCCTCAACCTGTTGTGCTAAGTAATCCATTTGGATTCCTTTCTACGTTGGTTGAGTGTTTTGACAATCCGCGCCGGCTCCGGCTGCGGTACGTCCAGCGGCTCCGCTGTAACGCGAGATTGCTCAGACGTTGTAAGTCTTGGCAATCAAATCTAGTTGTTTAATGAGCAGCGAAACCGGCGTGACCGCTGGCGCTACATCCTCAGTGATGTCAAGTTGTGGGGCCGAGCGATCAACGACAGTGCGCAGCACTTCGGCTTGATCCTCGGTGAGCTGTTCGCCGGACTCCAGCGCAGCGATTGCATCGGTAAGTTCTGCAACGTCAGTGTCTGTGCGCTTAGCAATGATGGTCAGGTTGCGAACGCTCGCGGTTGTCTGCGGGTATGCAGCAACACCAGTGACCACGGAAACTTCATGCAGCCGAACTTCGGTGAGCGTGCGGTTGTTGGCATCTGCCCAATCGTCTTTGACTGTTGAGAATCCGAAGGACATTGTTGAAGTGTCACCGCGCCCGATACTCACGGCGAGGTCGCGCGCGTAGGTCGTATCCGGCAAATCAATCTCGGAATACAGCCCCTGTGCGTCACTGTTTAGGCGCAGGGTCTTGGCCCTTGTGCTACCTAAAATTAGGCGCTCATCGTGGTTGATATAGGCGCGAATGTCGTTCTTTGACTTCAGCGTGCGATCAAATGCACCAGGGGCAATTGTTTCAATGAAAGGCAGTGGCAAACTGGGCGAGTCATAACGAGCAGCGAAACCGCCGAAGGTCATTCCATCGCCCGACTCGGCATTGCGTACTTCAACAATCTCAGCATCAAAGCTGCGAAATTCAACAGAACTCATTTTTGTACCTTTCAATTCAGACTTCATAAGCTGCTTGCGGATCTTCAGGATCAACGAGTGCAATTCCTTGCAGTTGAACCGAGGGCAGGCCGGTGTGGTCAATCGGCGCAAGCCCAACAGCAACCGCAGCTGCGTCAGGGTTAAACCCAGCCTGCACAAGCTTCACCGCCATCCCCACACGCTTATCCAACTCGGTGATTGATGCAGCGCCCAGGTCTACGTTTGCCAGCGGCACGCGGTACACATCGCCGCCGTCAACTGCTGGCATGTCCTCAAGATCGTGAATATCGTTGATGCTCAGGAATCCAGCCTGCGTTGCACTCGAATACGCAGCGAAACGCTCAGTCAAGTTAGCGCGCAGCAACCCATCAACATTGAACTTGATGAACGCGCCGGCATTCATCAGCGGTGAATAGGCCTGCTCGATTTTGCTGATGTACGGTAAAAGTGTGTAGGCAACGAACTGTTTGCTGTTTTCCTCCACGCTGGCGTAGGACATCGCGCCCGGCTTAGTGGACTGCAACAGGTGTGGCGGTATGCGGAAGATGCGCGCGATTTCCTCAACAGAGAATTCACGCGCTTCCAGCATCTGCGCTTCATCATTGTCAACGCTGGTTTTCACAAACTTTGCGCCACCAGTAAGGATGCCGGGACGGAATGCTTTTGCCAATCCTCGGTGCTCGCGCTCCCAGGCGTTCTTCAGTTCCTTAGCCTGCGCAGCAGTCATCTCACCGGGCATCTCAATGATGCCGCTGGTTGATGAACCGCTGCCGAAGAATTGAGCTGAAAAGTTTTCAAGTGCCTTGGACAGTCCCAAAGTTTCCCGCAGCGCGTGAACGCGAGACACACCGCGCAGCTTTCCCGGCTGGCGTAGCTCGGTGATGTGGATCATGTCATCATCAGAGATGATGCGCTTGCCTTGGTCTAGCTTGTACTCAATGAACCCGTTGGCGTTGCGTATGACCTCAACGCGGTGTGGTGCTAGTACAGACAGCGCAACGATTTCTGAGGTCGCAGGGTTGCGCAATTTGCGAACGAAAGCGTTACCATCAATCAGCAGGGACACCAACAGCATTTGGAAGTGGTCAGCCCGAGTCACCGAAAGATCAGGTTCAGGGTCGCGCAACCATTCCGGCATTGGGTAGGCAACGCGCTCGCCATTGCTGTTGGTAAAAGTGCCTAGGGGCAGAGTGCTGATCACATCAGAGATCAAGCGCACCGAAGCGTAGACAGCACCAATGGAAATGGCGTTCTCTTGATTGATTGAAACGCCGGAGAGGGTACGGTTGGGAAGTTCACCACCTGATGCAAAAAGTGACGCTGCTGTTAGCGTCCTCGTTGCATTGGGTCTAAGTAGTCGATCCAGCATTATTTCCCACTCTTTCCCAAGCAAGTCCAAAAGCCATCAGAAACAGGCCGGCACAAATGACAGCCGCCGGTGGATATATAAACCAAACCCCGGTGGCGATAACGATCAATCCAATGAGTTGTATAACAGTTGCCACGGTTCAACCTTTCCTAGAAAAATTGTGGAATAGGGTCTGCCGGTGTTTCAACAAACGCCATCGCGCGTTCAAGTCCCATGATTGCCGCAACTGCGAGGTCAATCTTGCGCTGTGAACCTTTGTTCTCTTTATAGATTCGGGTGCCGCGTGAATCCGACTTGAGCACCGCATTGGATACATGCCGTGAAAGTGCAGGGTTGCCGTCATGCGTCAGCTGACGTTCCAGCACCATTTGAGTGAATCGCTGCGTTGCCGGTGTCATGCGTGCAGCACTTTGCGGGAACGCGACAACAGGCAACCCGTCAGCCTCCAACACTTCAAGCGAGCGCGCCCAGAGGTGAGTGTCAGCTGTGACCTCAACAACGCGCCAACGCTCAGCGCACGCCCTGATCTTTTCTTCCACATCTAAAATGGGGACAGTCCAACCAACTTGCCCAGGTGGTTTCTCCCAGACACCAGCCACAGCAACGTGCGGGAACTCGCCCACTTGCACAGCGATCAGTGCGGTGGAGTCGTTCGAATAGGAGCCGTCAAGGGCGAGCACCACGTTTGCGTGGTCGGGGATCTCTCGGGCGTTGTGGCATTCAGTCCAAGCAACATCAGGCAACCATTGACCCTGGATACTCACGGGCCGGTTGAACCAATACCGCTGCCACTCAGCCGAAGATGTTTGCGGATCATCGAAAGAATCCGCGAGCGCGTCCACATCCATCCAGTCAGCAGCTGGGCCATAGACCTGCTTCAGGCCAGCGATACGGTCGCGGCGTTTCTCAGGATCAAACTTTGCGTCAGCTTGCGCGTGGTCAAAGTACAAACCTGAATCCTTGGTGCGGCCTTCCTTGACCGCCTGCGCGTAGTCAAACGTGCCCTCGGCCACGCTACCCTCGCCGGGCGCGAACATCGTTGTAGTCTCAAGTGCCCAGCCATGCGCAAGCTTGCGCTTGAGTAGGTTACGCAGAACAACCTGGTGCAGCCTTTTCAACTTAGGCAGCACCCAGAGATGCGACTCATCGAACACAACGAAAGTGGACTTGCCACCATCTGCGCTGGAATCTGCTGCTGTTTCTGGTCTGATTGATCCACCATCGGGCAGCAATGTTCGGGCGAATCCTGGTTGAATTTTGGGGTAAGCCTCGGTGAGCCGCTGGGACTCTTTGCAGACATACACAACCGTGTCATAAGTGTTTCCTGCCTGGCCAAGTTCGGTGGCAAAGCAAATGATTTCAGGGCGCTTCACTGGAGCGCCAACAGGCTCGCCGGCTTCGTATGGGTAACCCCAGGAACTCACCTCGCCGGCAGTAGCCCAGTGATCAAAGCGAACAGGGGCGAGGGCTTCAGCCATTGCAATGAATGCTGCAAGCTCAGATTTCGCGCGTCCCTTTGGCCTGCTAATCACAGCGCGCCGGATTGTTTTCTTTCCCTTTGTGTCAACCTCATACGATTTCACAATGAACCGAGAAAACTCGTCATCTAGCAGGATTGGCTCACCCTCGATGTCGCCGGGGCCGTGGACTAGGAAAGTTTCAATAAAAGATATGACTTGGTAGCCGAGAGACTTCACTCGCTGAGTAGTTGAAGTCGCTTGCGACGCTCAACATCCATGCTCACAGTCGTAGCGATCTCAGCCGCATCGTCAGTGATCTTGAGCTTTAGACGTAGCCGAGCCTCTGGTGTCCCGCCAAACGCGGAGACTCTCAGGCGTATCTCGGCGGCCAAACTCACTTGATCGTCAGTCCACATCTTGTGATGCAGGAAAGCGCAGTCGAGTAGGAAAAGAAAATCAGTCTCGGTGAAGGTCTGTGCCATTGGCGATTGCCGCCAAGTTTGCCACCACACTTTCGTGCGGGGATGCCAGTTGAAACCTGCATCCTTCGGCAACGGGAAACCGCGCAGGACTCCATCCTGTGAAACTTTTATGATGTTAGCATCACGGCGCTTGGTGTCGCTCTCACGCGACAAGTTTTCCTTGGGGACTCTTCCTGGGCCAGCCATTGAGTTTTATCCAATCATCATAAGTTGCTCGTTGCCGCCTCGGTCACTTCGTCGCGTGTTGCATAAAAAATGAGCCAATTTCAAATTTGATACATCGTGAGATCCACCGGCAGATTGCGGGACTATGTGGTCTAGTGTTTTGCTGCGAGGGTTCGAGCTGTCGAATTTTCCCCTTGCAACCAGCGAGCCGCAAATATGGCATTTCCATTTATCTCTAACGCAAATGTAGTCAATTACTTTCACACGTTGTCTTGCAAAAACCCGAACGGCCTTCCTAGTTTCCAGTTGCTTTTGATAACGCAATTTCAAGATACAACTTTTGCAAGTCTGCTTTTTTCTTGTCGGTCTAGAGGTATGTAAAATTCCACATGAAAGGCAAGAGACAAAACATATTTCAGATCGCCGATATGCTTTTTTTCTGCATTGGTCGCTGCAAAATTTTCGGGCATTCGACTTGATATACGATTTTCCACAGTTGTAGCAATCAGCCCAAACTAATAATGAGCGCCACTCAGTTGATATCCCACTATCTTTTTGGGAATTTTTGAAGCAGATACGCGAACAGAATTTTATTTTGTCCCTATTCTGCTTAAAGGCTTCCCCACAATATGCACAATCAATGAATCTTTTGTGACTCAAACCATATATTGCAACAGTCCAGCACTCACTTGAACAATACTTGTTTGCTCGCTTAATTTGACCTTTTGATAAATTTTTATTGCAGTGCATGCAAATCAGATTTTTCATTGCGCCACCTATTGATTGGCGATAGTGCTGCACCAATAGGTGTGCAGAACTCTCTGGCCCAACGGATCAGGTTGGGTTGCATATGGGCTGGATCGAGATTTCCACGATTACGTGCTGTCTTTCTGTCT